CCCATGCACCCGTTCGGACCCGTCACGCGCACCGCTCACCCGGGCGTTCCCGCCGACCACTTCCCGCCCATGCGGAACCGGTGGCGCGCCGTGGATCACTTCGGGCGCACAACCGCCCTGGTCGCCGACGGCCCGCAGCCGAACGCCGCCGGGAGCGACGAGCAGGCCCGCCAGGTCCTCCAGCAGGTCATCGACGCCGGAGCCGAGGCGCCCGAGGGCCACGAGATGGCGGGCAACCACGAGTCGTTCACGGGCTCGCACTCGCACGCCCACTCGGCGTTCGGCAGCCAGGGTGACGACGAAACCCACGAGCACGAGCACAGCCACGACGGGGACGCCTCGCACGGCCACACCCATTCGATGTCGGCGGCCGATGCCGCGGCCACCATGGGTGACGCCGCCGACGCCGGGGCCGACGCCGAGACGGTCACGCCCGTGGTGACCGAGCACGGGGGCGCTCCGCAGATGACGCACGATGCCGTGCTGCGCACCGCCGGGACCTCGGAGGGCACGGGGCTCGCGGCATCTGGCGCTCTGGCACCGGCGCCGCCCACCGGAGCCCTGACCTCGCCGGAACTCGACGCCCTGGCCGCCGCCGGGGCCGACATTCCGCAGATTGTGGACAACCCGGGAGCCGCCTGGCATGCGTACCTGCACGTCGAGGGCATCCGCACGGACGACGGGCGCGAGATTGCACCGGGCGCCACCCAGTTCCCGGACCTCCCGGTGTCGCTGCGCTTCCTGAAGGAGGACGAGGGCGGCCACTACGGGGCCGAAACCTGCGGCCGAATCGACACGATGGAAATGCAGGTCGTGGACGGCATCACCGCCTGCTACGCCACCGGCGTATTCGGCACGGATCACATCGGCCAGAAGGCCCAGCTGTCGGTCCAGGAACAGACCCAGCGCTTCATCAGCATCGACCCCCGGGACGTGGAGGGCGAGTACGTCGAGGTCCAGGTCACGGTCAGCGGCTCGATCTTCGATGACTGCGACGGCGAGTACGACGGCTGGTTCCGCATGACCAGCTTCGTCGTGGGCGCCGCCACCATCGTGCCGATCCCCGCTCTCCAGCAGGCGGTCATCACCATGGCGGACCAGCCGCTGCCCATGGCGCCCCTGGCGACCGAGCGGGCTCAACCGACGGTCGTCATCACGGCCTCGGGCGCTCCGATGGACTGGCCCGCCAACCCGCCCGCCGACTGGTTCACGCAGGAGCCGCCCACCGTGGGCGACCCGCGGCTCGTGCGCCAGCCCGACGGCAAGTTCGCCGTGCCGCTGACCGTCACCGAGGACGGCCGGGTCTACGGCCACGCCTGCTACTGGGGCCAGGAGCACACGGCGTTCCCGGGTCAGAAGGTCAAGCCCCCGCGCTCGGCCACCTACGCCCACTACATGACGGGCGATCGGGTGGTCGTCACCGGCATGGAGGACGACGGAGCGACGCCGGTGCTCGACCGGATCGCCGTGGGCAAGATCACGATGGGGACGGGCCATGCTCCGGTGCACGGCATCACGCCGACTCGGGCCAAGGCCCACTACGACGGGGGCTACGGCGCCGTCCAGGTGGCCGATGTCCGAGCCGTCGAGGACGACTTCGGCGTCTGGCTGTCGGGCGCCCTGTGCATCCCGCACTCGGAGGACAACCCCGAGGGGCCGACGGCCGCCCAGGTCCAACAGTTCATGAGCCTTGACCTCTCGCCCGACTGGCGGAAGTACTCGGGCATGTTGTCGATGATCGCCCTCCTGGCCGTCCCGGTCGGCGGTTTCCCCATCGCTCGGGAGTCCCTGGTCGCGTCCGGCCTGTCCGGCATCGCCGAGGACGAGGCGCTGGGCGTCGCTCGTGCCGCCTACGACGGCGAAGAGGTGGTGGCCATGGTCGCCGCCGGTCGGGTCCACCGCATGCCGGTCGGCCAGCGGGTGGCCAACCTGGAGCGCCTGGTCGGCGAGTTGTCGGACGACCTGACGACCCGCCGCCGCGACGAGGCGCGTTCGGTGCTGGCTGACTTGGCGGTCGGGTGACCGTCGCCGTCACCCCCGAGCTTCTCGCCGACGGGGCCGATGTCGTGGCCGTCGCTCACGGCCGCGCCGTGGATCCGTTCGCCGAGCCCGAGCCGTGCGAGCACCGTCAGGCCGGGGTCGACTGCGTGACGGCCGTCATCCTGGACGAGCGGGGTGAGATCGAGAGCCGCGAGGTCCGGGTGCGCGTCATCTGCATGGGCTGCGGCGAGCCCCTGCGCATCGACCTGGACGCCGTGCGACGCCCCAAGGATGGCGAGCACCACGGCATCGTGCTCGTCGTGAGTCCGGCGCCGCCCAGGTGACCCCGACGCTGGACAGCACGACGCCGGTGCTCGACCTGGTGATCAACGCCGAGGCGGGCTTCGTCGCCAGCTTCACCTACTGCGAGGCCATCCCGGGGCAGCCCGGAGTCCCGGGACCCCCGATCGATATCACGGGCTACACCGCGGCCATGACGTTCCGGTCCTCGTTCGGCGATGGCGCCGCCCTGACCATCACGGACACGGCGGGCATCGTGGTCGGGGGCTCCGGCGGCGAGTTCGGGGTGAGCCTCACAGCCGCCCAGGTGGATCAGCTGCCGGGCTACGGCGTCTACGACGTGCTGATCACGCCGCCAGCCGAGCAGCCGTTGCGCCTCGTCCAGGGCAGCTTCACGTGCACCCCGGCGGTGACCAGGTGACCAACTACGTCGTGGTGGCCACGGGCGCTGGCGCTCAGGGTCCTCAGGGCGCGCCCGGCACTCAGGGTCCGCAGGGCGATACCGGGGCGGGCACCCAAGGGCCTCAGGGCGGCCCGGGCGGCGCCGGTCCTCAGGGTCCTCAGGGCTCGACGGGGGCCGGGACTCAGGGACCGCAGGGGACCCAGGGGTCGACCGGCTCGCAGGGTCCGATGGGCAACGACGGCTTCAACGGTCCGCAGGGGACCCAGGGCGCCCAGGGCGCAACCGGCACCAGTGGTCCGCAAGGCAGCCAGGGATCGACGGGAGCCGGAACGCAAGGGCCGCAGGGCGCGACCGGCGGCAACGGACCGCAGGGCGCGCAGGGTGCCACGGGAGCCGGTGCCCAGGGTGCCCAGGGTGCGACCGGTGGGACTGGCCCCCAGGGCTCACAAGGAGCGACCGGCGCGGGTACCCAGGGGGCACAGGGCGCCACCGGCGGAACCGGACCTCAGGGCAGCCAGGGTGCGACCGGGGCGGGCACGCAAGGTGCCCAGGGCGCCACGGGAGCCGGTGGTCCCCAGGGCGCGCAAGGGGCCACCGGCGCCGGGACCCAAGGGCCTCAGGGCGCCACGGGCGCGGGCGGCCCCCAGGGGAGTCAGGGTGCGACCGGTGCCGGAACCCAAGGAGCGCAGGGAGCGACGGGCGCCGGTGGCCCGCAAGGTGCTCAGGGCTCGCAGGGAGCCAACGGCGCCCAGGGCTCGGCCGGTCCCCAGGGATCGCAAGGTGCTGCCGGTGCACAGGGCTCGGCCGGACCTCAGGGAGCGCAGGGTGCAACCGGTGCCTCGCCGAACGCCTACACAACGGTCACGACGGCGGTCAGCGTCAACCCGATGGTGGCCGGGACCTACTACCGGTTCACCGCCTCGGGGTCCGGGACGTTGCCCACCACGGGCCTCGCCACCGGGCAATGGGTGTGGGCCAAGGCCATCGGTAACGTCGTCGTCACCATCATCGGCACCGTGGACGGCCAGACGAACGACGAGCTTTCGATCGCCAACCAGTCGAGGATCTACATCTACAACGGCACCAGTTGGGACGCGAACTAATGAGCCACACCCCGATCCAGAACCTGCTCATCACGCCATCGGGTCAGAAGTTCGTGCCCGGTGCGCTGCCAGCGAATACCAGGCGGTCGCTGCTGTCCTTCGGTGGCGCCGGGTTCTTCGGCTTGTCCGCCGCCTTCGCCGACACGGTGCAGCGCCTTGGGTTCACCTTGTCGCAAACGCCGGTGCGCTGCCGACTTCGGATCGCTAACCACGAGGCCCAGGGGGCGGGCGGTAACTCGACCACGCCGATCACCATCGCCTCGGTCAACTGGGGAACCCCGGCGCTCACCGGCAAGACGGTGTGGGACGGCGTGATGGCGACCACGACCCAGGTGCTCGGCGCCCAGGCGGCCACCGACATGGGCACCGCCGAGTTCGTGACCCCGTGGTTCACCCCGCCGGTCACGGCCCTGGCCAACGTGCCGCAGGCCATCAGCGTGGCCTTCACCTGTGCTGCCGGGTCCCACGTCTACATCGATGAGTTCATACAGGGGATCGCCTGGTCGGCTGCCTCGGGCAGCGCCATCTCGGCGCAGAACGGCAACCTGGCGGTCCCGACCGGGGCCACCTCGGTGAGCAACGCCACCCAGGCGCTCGACATCCGAATGGAGTTCGAGTACGTCGGCAACAGCCCGCACGGTCTGTTCATCGGTGACTCCTTGACCACCTCGTCGCTCGGGCACGCCGGTGGGAACTACAACCTGTGCGGGATGAACGAGCAATGGCCGCACATGGTGTCGCTGCGCATGGGCCACTGCGACACGAACGCCGGGCTGTCGGGAGCCGGTATCGCCGACTTCGACGGCGCCACCACGACCGCCCAGTGGAAGCGCATCCTGGCGGCGGCCGACGACATCACGTCGGGCTACACCTGGCCGGGGAATGTGCCGCCGGACTATGCGGTGATCTTCCTGGGGATCAACGACGCAGCGCCCTTGTCTCAGACATCGCTGGCCACGTACCAGGCGGGGATCCTCGCCATCGTGGCAAACCTCCAGGCGCTGGGGATCAGCAAGATATTTGTGTGCACGCTCACCCCGGGCGGCACGGGCGGCACGCTCGCCGGTTTCCAGTCCGGGCAGCTGCTAGCCGCCGCGTCCGGTGCGCTCACGACGCTGACGGTGGTCGGCGGCAATGGTGCCTCGACGGGCGCCCAGGTCGGCGCCGGTGGGGGCTACCCGGGTCTGCTCGCCAACTGGCTGAGCATGCCCGCCTACGTCGGGGCCTGCACCCAGTCGGGCAATGGCATCGGCGTCGGCGGCCAGGA